ATCCTACCATTAGCTTTGTCTATGTCTCTAAGAGCACAGGCCAGTTCATTCTTGGCCTTGGCTAGTTCTGCAAGAATACTTGCTAGTAATTCTTCATCTGTCTTTGTATCTAATATATCCATTAATCTTTCCTTCAGTAATATTTATAGCCTAAACAAAAATAGGGTCAATAAAGACCCTATTTTCATTCCTAAGGTTGATTAGGAAGCTGTAGTAGCGGCTACAATGTATTCGCCGGATACAGTAATGGTCACTGGTGTGACCCATACTGGGCTATCAGCAGATACAGTTGGTGCTAGACCAGTAATGTAGCCTACGCCTTTAATCCAACGGTCATTGGTTGTAGTAGAACTACCGTCGCCTGCACCGTCTAAGAAACGCAAAGCAAATGCGATCTTAGTTTTGTTGCGGCTGCAACCCATTAGACCCTGAACTGCGATGGCAGTTGTTGAGGCTGCATCTATAGTTGTTCCGAAGAATGTAGTTGGATCAACTACGCAGTTCATAGAAATACTGTTAGTTGAAGTGGTTGCTACTTGTAGTTTAGCACTGGAATCAAGTTGACTCCATGTAAACACGTCATTGGCTGCATTAACTGTGACGTTTTGCAGTGCGGGAACTGTCAATGTTGTTCCCATGGCAATAGCTGTGACAGGGTCGCCTGTAAGAACAGCACTTGGGCTTGAAGCACCAATTGTGTTAATATATAGAACTACCTGCGAATTACTATTGCCAGGACTTGGTGATGAATATGCCATGTGTGGCTCCTTTTAATTGATTATTAATTTTCTAAAACTAAACTCGAATGAAGTCAATAAATCATCCCCAACGAATTCTGTTTTGACTTGACATGTTCTGGAAATAACTCCGGTAATGTCTGCAGTCAATCTAGCATCCTTTATGGTTTGAACTATTGCTTCATAATTGGTTAATGTCTGTTTCGCATCTATAACGAAGTTGACGCTGACGACGGTTTCCTCATCTACGGCACCTGATCCATTAAGAGCATTAATCGCAGGCGTTTGGCTGACTTGATCCAAGCCAACATAAACATGCTTGCGGTTATGATGATATAACGCACCTTTATTATCTTCCCAAGGCAAATGATCAGCAACAATCAGCGGACTAATTGCACCTCTATTGGCTTTGAGATAATCTAGGATAGCTATTCTCATACTATTCTCTTAAGAGCGTAATTGCCAGGCATCTTTTCATTAGCAGTAATGTTGCCATCTCCACTAATGTCATACCAATCACCTGCATTGATTAATTCATCAAACAGAAATTGATACTTGCCTTGATAGAAACCTATCTTTGCACGCTCGGCATTGTCTTCTTTGCTGAAGTCCGCAATCTTAGGCAGTATGTAATTCCATAGTGCATAGTATACGCAGAGGTCAGTGAAGTCATTGTATCGAGCCTTGATACGATCTGCATTCACCACAGGCACATCGGCCCTAGATGAATACGAAGGATTGGAGAATCTCTGAATATACAGATCTCTCCACCAATCACTCGCTCGGATCAAGTTTAAGATGCGTTCGGTTGAACGAACTAAAAATGCTTCGATAATATCATCGGCGAGGCCCTCGTTGGCTTCGAACAGTCGTTGGTCCGCAGTTATGACATCGTCATACTCTGCAAAGCTAACAACATTCGCTCCGTCTGTTAAGAAGGCCATAGTCGTCTCCGATTAGATTACGCAGTCAGCTAGAATCTTAACACCAAATGTGGCTTGAAGAACCTTAGCACCTGCTACTGCTTTTAATACAACATCAGTTGCACGAGCTGCTGGTAGATACAATGTATTCATATCGATACCACCACGCATTGCGTGACCGATTGCATTACTAGCAAACACACCTGCGTAAGCGTCATCACTACCGTCAACGGTAATCAAAGCACTTTCGAAGATCTGAACACCAGCTAATGTGCCAATGTAGAAGTTTTGTAGAATACTTTCGCCTACAGAATTCAATGCTTGACCTGCGTTGTTAGCAAATGCTGTGCCACTTGGAGTTGCACCACTGTAAGCAATAACTTTAGTCATTGCATCTTTCATTGCAAATGCTTGCTCAGGACGAATTACAGCGTAGAAAGGACCAGTCAACTTGCGTGAACGCAGAGTTGCAGCCGCTTTTAAAATCAATGCTGGAGTTAATTCTGAACCTGCTGTGCCTAAGTCAGTTGAGAAATCAGTGAAGCTGTTGAATACTTGTGAGTCAATGCCTTCAGCGATAGCACGGCCAGATTGGTCACCCAATTGAGCCATAACATCATTGTAAGCAGAGTCACGCAACATGTCTGTGACTTGATGATAAACAACTAGCTCGCTTAATGTTAAGTTAACACTGGTAGTGTTAGTTGTCTTAACTGTGGCAGCGGCTTCATCTGCAATGTCTTGAGCAGCAATGCTGGCCCATACTGGAACTTGCAGAACTTTACCTGTGTTCATAGGTGCGTCAAATACAGTCACTAATTGACGAGCAACAGAGCCTTCATATGCGGCGTATTGTGCTTGTGTGACTAAGGGTGCAAACAGTTCGCTGTTAATGCTAGTGTTTGATACTGATGGATATGCCATGATAAATTTCCTTTAAATTTAATGTTTCTTGAGTCCCTGATGTTGTGCGTAGAGTTTTCTATGCTCAGGATTTCTCATATCTAATTTTGTTATGTCTACAGGTTCCTGACGGTTGTTGGAGACATTGCTCTTGGTATGAGTAGTTGATGGGGTGCTGGCAACAAAGTGCGGATTCGAATCAAGGAATTCTCGCACTAGATCTTCTACACCAAGACCTTCGCCACGATCATTATATCGGACTGAGCCTTTGCCGTCTACTACTTCTACTTCGCCTTCTGCATTTAAACGAACATTAGGGGCAATCAATGCTTTAACTTGATCTACATTCACTGCACGGTATTTGGCAGCGGCGGAGACAATCGGCGTGTTGACCTTGTATTCTTTAATCACAGAATCGCGTTTTTGGATTTCAGCATCTTTCTTGGCAGCAAGTTCTTGTAGAGTCTTTTCAAACTCCCCACGCTTGATCTGTTGTTCCTGTTGACGCTTTTCAGCTTCAGTGCGAAGACTTCTTAATTCTTCTGGATCACCTAGATCTTCATATGGTTTAAGTAGTTTCTTCTGCAGACTAGTTTTCATTCTAGCCATCATGTCGTCTACTTCTTTCTGCGTATATTGTCTGCTATCCGCCTGATTTTCATTGTCTAATGTAGCATCAGTTGCTAGGTCAGTTGCCGATGTTTGTAATGAGTTCATCGTTTCTCTCGCCTCCCTTTTAGAGTAATAGTATATTTATAGATGTTTGCAATAAACACCCCTAAATTGATTAATTTTGTTCTTCTATAGAACTTGTTTGTTCTTGTTCATTGACTTGTTCAGGCTTATCCTTCTTGCCAAAGATTCGATCCCAGTTGTCATTAAATGTATCAACATCGTCTGCTGGTCTTTGACAATAGATTAAGTTGCCCCAATAAGTGTCAACTCCGTGTATTCTTTTAGTCATTTGCTTCGTCCTGATTTCATGTTGTGTCCACTATGACTACCTTTGTAGCCATTGGCATAGGCAGCACGCCCTTGAGCCGCTGCCTGTTGTTTGGTTGGATAGACTTTACCTGAGTTGCCCCATTGCCATCCACTACCACCTTTGGGTCCTGTTGCCTTGTGAACTGGCATATTATTTCTTAGGTGGCTTGGGCCACTTGCCTTTTGATTTACCGTATTTCATAGTCTGCTCCTATTGTTGTGGGCCGCCTGCAACCCAAGCGTCACAGGTTCTAGTTGACTTGCACTTGAAATCAAATGCTTCACAGTAGCCTAGTTGTCCGCCACCTACTGAATCCCATTCATCTCCTGTGGCTCCACCAGCGGCTAGGCCAGCGTCAATGCAGTCAAGGATTGCAGGTGTTTCATTAAAGAAACTGCAATTACCACAAAGAGTAGTCTTGGCAGTGGCAACATCAGTATTCCACATGTCTGCCTTGGCCATCCAGAATACTGTATTGGCTAGTGCAGGATTTAGTGGACCATAATTGGCTGTATCAATGGCAGTCTGTCTATTCTCTAAGTTAACTGCAATATCTTGTGTGGCAATAGGACAGCCTTCAGGGCTAGCTGTAGGCCCTAACTGAGTTGAGTCTTGAGCACCTGCGTCTGCTAGTATTGCGTTGAGCATCCACTGTTGTTTACGATGAACATCAATGCGATCAGCTAGAAAGTTCTGCAGTCCGTATTCACGACTGTCAGTGGCTAGATCAAATGTGTCTTGTAGTCTTGTCACTATGACATCAGCATCATCAAGCAATTGTTGAAACATTTCCATAGCATCAACAGGCGTGTTAGCTGGAGGATCAGTTAGCTCAGTATTTGAAACAATGTCACGATAGTCTCCTTGTGGGAAAGCACCAAGACGACGCAGTTGTTCAGCGTAGTCATCGATTGATCCTTGAGCATCTTCATAAATGCCTTGCAAGAATTCGTGATATTGAGGAAAATTAGGACCCATGACGATCCAGTGAAAGTTGTGGCTCTTGAGATAATAAGTGAAGTTATTACCGAAAGCTGCCAACAAGGATTTGATTAGTTCATTCATATTATTGTCCTGGATTCATTGCTGTGAAATAAGTTCTAGCCCCAACTACTCGTGCAGGTCTTGCTGGTATAACTGCACGAGTAGCAGTCCGAGTCGCTCCCGGTTGTGGTGTATCTTGATTAACTTGTTGTTGTGTAGTTGTGACATCTTGACTGGCCAGTCCTAATGGACCTACGGCAGTATCTTCCATTGCAGTGTCATCAGTGATTAGTTCTATAATCAATTGATCAATTGTGGCCAATGCTTCTGGACCTGTAGCTGCCTGCTTGGCCATCTGCAGATTAGCATACTCTTGTCGTTCATCTTGAATAGAGAAGCTGTCAGGATAGTCAACTTCACCGTCCCATGTATAGCCTTGATAAGCACTGAACAGTTTCCATATTTGTTCTTCAGCAAGCTCTAAGTTGTCAGCTTTTTCACTTAGTTTGGCATTGAGCAATTGAAACTCAGTCTGCATGGCAATGCCACTCATTGTTTTAGTAGTAGTGCTACGAACGCCACCTGTGTTGGCCAACTTGTCAATGGCTTCTCTGGCTGACTCAATGGCCTTGTAAATTGAGTCAACACTGGCACCATTGTATTCTAATAGATAAGGCTTTAAGCCTGAGTCCAAGTTCTCTGGCATGTGAATAATTGATCCAGCACCTGCTGATGCCAATGTCTCAGGTGTCTTGACTAGACTTGGGTGACTGTCTAAGCGAATAGTCTGCTCTACTTCACTGAGCATATTGTAGATTGATTTCTGAAGATCAGCAATATCACCTACATCACTAACGCCAATGCCACGAACAGCTGAACGAGTATTGTAAGCACACACCGCAGGGATTGATCCTAGATTGTTGGGCTCTTCTACTACTGACAGAATCTCTCGTGTGTCAAAGTTAGCTTCATAGGTTGTGATAGTCTCTGGTGTCCATACCTTAACAGTCTGAATTGATCCATTGATGTCTTCTATGTATTTTAGAAGTCTTAGATCATAGTAGCCTGAATCACTGCGTTCCCAACGCCAGTCAAGCACATTCAGTGGTGTTAGCAAGTTGAGATAAGGGCGAACGCCTGCGGCTATTTCATCAGCACGAGTTGTGGCATTGATATTGGGTTTGGCCATTAAGATCCAGCAGTGTCCAAATACACTAGCCCATGTTGAAACATCTTTCATAAATGAATCAAGATCACGACCTTCCATGTCACAGTCTTCTAAGAAGCTGTCAAGCTCAGATGATTCAGGCATTGAACCAAAGTCACGCTCTGGGTATTGTTGAAATAAGAAACTGTTGTAGACATTGACCACACCACGAACATGATTCTCTAAGGGTGTTGATTTAAGTCTTGCTCCGTAGTCGCTGTCTGTTTCCAATCGATAACGAGTCAAGGGCTGACCGCGTTTGTAATCTTCACCCCCTAGATATGATTCTAGGTAATAACGCCATTGCATGCGTTGGTAAGCGTAGAATCTATTACCACTGGCAATGCGGCC